CAACAGCACACGAATGCTTGGAAAGAATCCACTGAAGGAACTTATTCTTCATCTGGACACACGGTCTCGACATATGTTCTTACGAATGGTGCCTTTGGTACGGTCAATTATGGTGGCCAGTCCCCTTACGCTCCTTCCGTTGTTATCGTGGATAAACCCGATAAATCTGATATTCTCAACCAGAATATCTATGCTGGATGGAAAGCGCATTGGGCTGTTCAAATCTTGAACGCCAAGAAGGCTCGTGTTCTAAAGAGCAGAACTCGCACGATCAGCTCGTAACTCTTTAACTAGAGTCGTGACTTGGGGTACGTCCCCGCAAGTCTAGAGAACCCCCCAGAAATGGGGGGTTTTCTATTTACAGGATAAGTTATAACTGCTAAGCAGATGGCATGCCAGCATACGAGTATCGTGAGGCTGACGGGTCAACAACCATCAGGGTTTTGCCAGTTGAAGATAGGGACAAGTTTCCCAACAGGGTTACCGTACCTTCCAGCATTGCTTTTATCGGGACTGCCTATGATCCCACAATTACCGCAAACAAGATCAGGGCAGGGTACAAGGCTATCGAATCCAAGGGTGGATTCATCAAGACCCCAAGGCGTGTGTTTGAAAAGGCTTGGGGTAGCCACGACACCAAGACGGTTATGCGTAAGGGGCAGGCAGTAAATGTCGTATAAAAGCCCAGCTTGGCAGCGCAAAGAGGGCAAAGATCCATCTGGTGGATTAAACGAGGCTGGCAGACGTAGCTACAATCGGGCTACGGGAGGCAATCTAAAGGCACCAGCACCAAACCCCAAGACAGATGCCGACAGGGAAAGAAGGAAGGCTTTTTGCGCCAGAATGCTTGGCATGAAGAAAAAGCTGACATCTAGCTCGACAGCTAAAGATCCAGACTCACGAATCAATAAATCTCTGAGGGCTTGGAACTGCTAGGTGAAAGAGGGCAAGAAGTTCGGCGAGCTGGCCGAACAGATGTTCTGCTTGGAGGTTCTTAAGAGGGGTGGGGTTCCCTGTAAGCCTATTGGAGACTCCCAGCCATACGATTGGCTGGTTGTTTCTGGTGGTAAGATCCACAAGGTTCAGGTCAAAAGCAGCTGGATGACAGTGTTAAACAGGGTCGGATCAAGGTCTACAAGCAGGTGCAGGGTATGTGTAAGCCATAAGACATCCAAGAGGGGCATATATAAGAAGCATGACATCGATATCATGGCTATATGGCTTGAGCCGTTTGGGTCTTGGATGATTATGCCCATAGCGAAACTGGGGCAAAAGAAGACCATACAGGTACGGAGGGCTGACTGCGAAAGCCCCAGCTGGTCTCTTTTAGGTTTGTAATAACTGCTCTTGACTGCTAAGAAGCTACCAATAGAGTACCCAAGAGATGCCGAATTTTACCAAAGGGAAGACATTTACCTCCACTGAGGAGCTGACAAATATCAAGCTCCATCAGCTTGTGGAAGATGCGAGCATGAATGTGACGGCTATCACAAGCCTCACAGCTCTTACAGATCCAGTTGCCGACACCGATACACTTCCAATCGCTGATGATAGCGCAACAGCAATCCGCAAAGTTGCTGCCTCAAACTTTCTAAAGAAGAACTCATCTTCTATTTATGATGCTGGAACCACACGGGTTACTGGTATTGCAACGCCAGTGTCTGCAAGCGATGCAACAACGAAGGCATATGTGGATTCGATTTCTGTGCTTGCTGGGAATTTACCTCAAGTAACTGCTGCGAATAATGGAAGTGTATTAGTTGTTTCGGGCGGTACTTGGACTGGAGTAGCTTCAAATGCTATTGGTACTAGCCAGATTCAGCAGGGCGCAGTCATTGCATCGAAACTGGAGGACAGCACAGTAGTGGCTGGAACTTATGGTGCCTCGACATCGATCCCGCAAATCACGGTTGATGCAAAGGGAAGGGTTACAGGCGTAATCCAAGTAAATGCAGTACCAAGCAATTTATCTGTTAATACAGATCAGCTGGCAGACTCAGCTGTTAGATCGGCAAAGATATATGATGGTTCGGTGACCCGACCAAAAATAGAAGATCTTGCTGTAGATAACGGCAAAATAGCAAATTCAACAATCGAGCCTGCAAAACTCAATTCAGGTGGGGCACTATTCTTTAGTGCAGCAGGTAATGTGGGTGTGGGAACAAATACCCCATCAACAAAACTTCATGTGAACGGAGTTATTACACATTCGGTTGGAACGATTGGATCAAATGCAAACGGTTCACGATCAGTTACAACTAATACCGCTACGCCAACTGGCGGTGCGGATGGCGACATAGTCTATGTTATTTAGCCAATGCCGACTACATACATTAGAAACGCTGGAACTTGGCCGAAGTTAAAAAAAGCCTTTATAAAGAACGGTGGCAACTGGTCTGAAATCAAGACCATTTGGGTAAGGGACTCGGGTGTATGGAATAAATACTTCGTTAATCTGGTAACCGTAAATGTAACCGCACAGAATAATGTAAACTTAAAAACTCTTTATACGAACCAGACTGGAGAAATCCCAAGCAGCGGTGTTTCGGTCTTATTTAATATAAACGGAAATATAGGAAGCACTAGCACGGGAACGCCATCCCTTATAACTGATACATGGCCTTCTGGAACTGAGTTAACAATCAATGTTGGAAGTGGGGTATATATTGCTGGCGCAGGAGGAGTTATTTCATCCGCTGGCGCAAGAAACGGTGGCAATGGCGGTACTGCAATATCTCTTTCTTACAATACAACAATCATCAATAACGGTGTAATCGGCGGGGGTGGAGGTGCTGGTGGTGGCGTGAACGTCAGTACTAGTTATGGCACGCTTCTTAGCAATGGTGGCAATGGTGCTGGTCTTACCGCAGGTAGCGGTGCAACACTCACTGCTGGGGGAGCTGCTGGAGGAGTTGTGGAGACAAATGCCTGTTCGTCTGGTTTTTGTAGCTGTTGGTTTAGGGGTTATGCTGGTGCGGGTGGTGGTCTTGGTGCAAATGGAGTTGCTGGAACTGCTCGTTCCGCTGGAAATATGTGCAATACAGACGTTTTTTTCGCTGCTGGTGGAACTGCTGGAACTGCTGGAAAAGCCATAGCATTAAATGGCAATACCGCAACACGCTCTGGAAGCGGTCAAACGCTTGGGAATGTTGTCTAACAAGAAACTAACACTTTAATGATATATTGCGTTAGAAAAATATGAAGCTATTAAAAAAACAAATAGGAACTATTAAATGACACTAGATCAAATTGCTAATCAGGTCTGTATTAAGACCCACGACACATCAGCTGGGGCGGTAGCTGCTGTTAAAACATTTTGCAGGAATCGCTACCAAATGATATGGGACAGCCAGCTTTGGGCGAACAGCATGGCTGTGACCACTCAGGCCATCAGCTCTGGAAGTTCCATTGTCACAATCTCTGATACGAACATGGATCTCCCTGTCGCAGTCAAGATCGGCACAACCGCAATCGACCCAGCGAACTACGGCTCGGCATTTATGATGGCACCAAGCTCTTTCACTGAGTCTGGCAATACAACATCCTTCGTAATCCTTTCAAGGTCTGACGCTGGCAATATCAGGCTTCAGCTTTTAAGTGCCCCATCCGAAAGCGGAACCCTTTCAGTTCTTTGCAAAACCAAGATCCGTATAACAAACAACGGCGTGTCTGCCTACCGCTCGATGGAGCAGGATGACGATGTGTGCGTGATCAATACCGCAGAGCAAGCACTGCTGACCCTTGTTGAGGCCGACATGCTGGAATACAAGCAGGCTTACGCCAAGGCTCAGGCCAAACAGTCCGAAGCTCTCACTCTTTTGTCATTAGCTCGCAACGTCGAGCGTTCACAAGGCGCATCCCGCTTCGAGGTCTCAGCTGCGTTTAACGGCGAGTGGAGCCGTGATGACTGGGACTACGGGGGAAGTACGATCAGCTTCCAATAAGCCATGCCTATTATTTTTGACGAAGCCCTAGATACGCCTCTGGTCTTCGACGGGCAGAGGCAGTTTAGCGGTGGGGAAGACTCCAACACTCAGGCCAGAATCTTGGGTGAGAACCAGTGTTCTAGTTTGGTTAATGTTGAACTGGATGAGAACGGATTAGCCCATACCCGCCTCGGACTTGTTCTAGCCCCATCCACTGGTGTTAGTTCCTATATTAGCGGTCTGGCTTCCTACAGGAATACAAGCACAACACAGCTGGTTGCATTCTACGGTGGTAATCTCAGATACCTTTCGTCTTGGAATACTGGATGGGTAAATGGCGCATCATCTGCGTATACGTCTGGTAATAGGGTTTATACGGCCACGGTAGCAGATAAGCTCTACTTTATTGATGGCTCTTCAGCTGGTCAGCTAAAGTACTGGGATGGTTCTGCTGTGACAACCGTGCCAACCAGTGGGGCAGTATCAGCCCCTGCTGGGATTAATAGGTTAATCAGTGCAAGGGGCAGGTTGTTTGCCGTAACCGAAAGCAATCCAGACACCCTTTATGTTGGTGATTTTTTAACGTCTAACTTTGACACTATATTGAATGCGATAAGGATTGGTGGAGATTCATCTCCCATAACGGCAATCGTTGAATGGACTGGTGACCGTATCGCAGTCTTCAAGGAGAACAGGGTATTTGTCGTAAGTGGTATTACCCAGACTTCTGCGGGTGGTTTCTCAGTCGAAACAGTTGAGAACGCCAACGGTGCCCTGAGCCAGTCGGCAACGCTTAGGGTTGGATCTGATGTTATGTTTATGTCCCGTGACGGAGTTCGGCTTCTGAGCCGTACACTGCAAGGACAGGAGCAAGCGGTCAGCCTTCCGATATCGCTACCAATCGAGGACAAGATCAAACAGATCGATATTACCCAGCCCAGCGAGATCTCGATGGTGTTTCACGAAAACACGGTGATCCTTTCCGCAAAGACGGTAACTGGTGGTGCTATCACGGTTGCTTTCGATACCTCCAACAAATGCTGGATTGGCGAATGGTCTGGAAGGTTCTACCCGTATACTGGACTTCAGGCGACAAACGGCATTGCGCTTCCTAATTCAGTTGCCGAAACGGCACTATTTACTGGCCTTGTTTTTGGAGACAGAAACGGGAGGGTGTATCTATGGAGAAGAGGGCATAACTTTAACTCTTCAGCAACACGAACATACTCTGACGATGCGTCAGCTACAAATGATAGCGGTGTTGGAATACCCACAAGCATCGCCACAAGGGGCATGACATTCGGTGAGGCTGGATCTAGGAAACTTGGGAACAAAAGCGAGATCGAGTTTTATAACTCACATGCAGTTGCAACCATTGAATACTCAATGGACAATAGTGATTGGGACACATTAAATACTGTGCCAACAGCGAGCGCACCGCTTGTGCTTCCACTTTATCTTCCTCAGTACTTAGACGGATACCCGCCAATCCAGACTCATGGTGATACCATGATCGATCAAGACTACTTCAGGGAAATCATATTCAGGGTCAGCTCGACCTCTGGGTATCTAGCAGTCCGTGGTATGTCCATATCCGCATACCTCCAGCCCTACCTAGTCACTTGACATCTGACAACTGTTAGGCATACAGAAGCATATATATGGGAGGAGGAGGATCACAGCCAGCACCAGCACCAGACCCCTACGCTGAAGATCGTGTAGATCAAAAGAGGCGTAGAGAGGCTTACGAGAAGGAGCGTCAAGAGGTTTACATTCCCAAGTCTAAGGAGATGCTGGCATCCAGCGATGCCCAGCGCAACGAGTGGTACAAGATGGTTAATCAGTACTACCGTGATACCAACCCCCTTCGTAAAGTAGCTGTCACAGATTACTCGGTTCCAGAGGATCAGCGTGGCCTCGGCCTTTGAGGAAGACCTAGACTCGATTCAGTCGTTCGTTCAGGAACACTACAGCCCCTCAATGTGTTGGGGCGACTTCAAGCCTTGGATGCGGTGGTACCGTGAAAACAAGCTGCTTGGCTATATCAAGGGTAAAGACGGGATAGAGGCTATGGCTATGGTCAGGTTTGTTGACACAGTCCAGAGGGCTATAGAAGACCCATACTACAGCGACCCATACTGTGACATATGCTGGATCGAGCTGGTTATAGCTCCGAAGGCAGAGAACCTAGCTAGGCTCATAGACCTGCTTCTTACCGTATGGGGTGATAGGCCAAAGTTCGCTGCAAGAAGGAATCACCTTGGTGGGGTTATAAAAGAGTACCCATTTAAAGTCCTGTCCAGACTCTCTTATAAAGGCTTGACCCGTCTGCTTTCAGCTTCTAAACAGATATAGATAACAAACTAATATGGGATCGCCTCCTTCACCTCCTCCTGCACCGCCACCCCCTCCATCTGTATCTCCAGCTGATACTGGTGCAGCCAACAAGGAGGCGATGGAATACTACGCAACGACAGGGTATCCATTAACATTAGAAGCATATCGTCAGGGGAAGGAAGCAAGCGTACCGACTGATATCGATATCATGCGTAAGACCTCGGATGCACAGGTCGAAAACGCAATCACACTTTCAAAGAAATACGGTACCGATGCCGTAGCAGAACAACGCAGAATCTTGGAGATGGCAGACCCCGAGCGGTTTAAGGCCAACCAACAGCTCGGTGAAAAGATCTCCAGCGAACTTGCTTTGGGATCTAGCCTATCAGCCGATCAGGCTCGGGTTGCAGAGCAGGACATCCGTTCTTCTCAGGCAGCTCGTGGAAACATGTATGGTAACGCAGCCAGTGCTGCCGAAGTTCTCGCTAAGTTTAACG